CAAAACAGTACTGGTTGGAAAACAATGGACACTATACTGTATGGTGGGTTTAATCCAGGCGAACTAAACATCTTTGCAGGTGGTAGTGGATCAGGTAAAAGTTTGTTTATGCAGAACATGGCACTTAACTGGAGTTTGGCTGGTAAGAATGTGGTGTATGTTAGTTTAGAACTTAGTGAAGAGCTGTGTGGTATGCGTATTGACGCTATGGTAACTGGTATGAGTACCAGAGACGTTATGCGCAATGCTGATGATGCTGCACTTAAAGTTAAAATGAAAGGCAAAAAAGCCGGAGTAATACAAACTATACAAATGCCCAATGGTGCAACCATTAATGATATTAAAGCATACATTAAAGAAGTACAAATACAAATGGGTATTAAAGTTGATGCATTGTTTGTGGATTATTTGGATTTAATGATGCCAGTAACAGTTAAAGTTAATCCAAGTGACCAATTTATCAAAGATAAATTTGTGTCAGAAGAACTACGTAACTTGGCAACTGAACTAAACATATTGTTTGTTACAGCATCGCAGTTGAATCGTGGTAGTGTTGATGAAGTTGAATTTGATCACAGTCACATTGCAGGTGGTATTAGTAAAATTAATACAGCAGATAATGTTATTGGTATCTTTACAAGCAGAGCAATGCGTGAACGTGGAAGGGCACAAATACAGTTTATGAAAACACGTAGTAGTAGTGGTGTTGGTAGTAAACTTGATTTAGATTTTAATATTGAGACACTGCGGATAACAGATTTAGATGAAGATGCGGAAGATTCAGATAGTGTAGGAACAAGTGCCATATACGACAAGCTCAAACGACAAAATGGAAGCAGTAATGATTCGTTAGGCATTTCTCAAACAAATAACATTGTTGAAAGTGCTGTTGATAATACTGATAGACTACGTAGTATACTTAAACGTGCTGAATAGTTATTCCTTATCCTCCGGTTGGTCTTGTTTTTGCATTTGTGTGCGTATTCTTTGGTACATGCTCATGTCGCTGGTAATTATTTCAGCGAGGGTTCCCAACATGCCCATTAATACATCACGTTGCTGTGGGGAAGGTAACCGTCCTGCGTCCATAGTCCTCATTGCCGATCGCACAAACCTTACATCTTCTTCTGGTACTAAGCCATCGTTGGCAAGTATCATAAGTTTGCTTAGTTGTGCATTATCCATGCCATCGTTATTTTCTTTTAAATCATGGAGTCTATCAATGATAGAACGAATTTCTTCTGCGCTTTTTGACATTATTGTCTCCTTCAATACTAATTATCTATTTCAGCTAAATACCATTAACAAAAGGGCAGAGTATTATGAAAAAACGTACTAGAAGCATCCTTGATGAGATTAATAGCATAAGTGATCAGCGTGATCGCCGTTACATTGTAGAAAATACAGCGGATAACGTTATTGCCAGTGCTAGTAATTTAATCAAATTAATTAACGAAACTTATGATGCCGATACAAGTGCGGATTTAGTTAAGCGTTTTATTAATAGTATTCGTACCCAAGACGAAATGAAATTCCGTCGTGGTATTAGGAAAGCTAATGAAAGTAAAAGACATACTGGGAAGTAACCCACTAAACAAAAAACATCGAGGACCGCACCGTAAACCACGTTATCGTGGTCGTGACCTTCATGAAGGTGGTGCAATGGCTGGTGTTGGTGCTATTCATATTAGCGAAATAGAACCTACTTTAATTAAATTAGAAAAAGAATTAGGGTTAAATCTTCGTGACTTCACACTGGGCAGTGTGGGTAAAAAAGAATTTAGTGGCGACATTGATATTGCCATTAACTTAAAACCTGATGAGTTGGCAGACTTTGCTAAAAAACTACAAGCGGCGCCGAGTACACAGGAAGTAAAGAAAAGCAGTGTGTTTATGACAAGTGTTCCTATTGTGGGATACGACGAAAACAAAACACGAGACGGTCTTACACGTACAGGGTATGTACAAGTAGACTTTATGCCGGGCGACCCTGGTTGGATGAAAACTTATTATCACGCACCACATGAAAAAGACAGCAAGTACAAAGGTACATTTAGAAATATAATGATCGCCACTATTGCGGGCAAGATTGACGTGGTTGTTGGAGATGAAAAAATAGAAGATGGACGTCCACTAGTTCAGGAACGATGGATCTGGAGCCCAACAGATGGTTTAGTTCGTATCAAACGAGAGCCAAAGCCGAGAAAAGACGGCAATGGGTATACCAAAGCAAAAATTGATACACCTATCAGTCAGCCTATCAGAGACCCAGATGGTATTGCAAAACAATTGGGCTTGACAAATGGTAAAGACTTGTATAGTTTTGAAACATTACTAAGTGCGTTGAAAAAATCGTACAAAGGTCAACAGATTGATCAAATACTGGATGATTTTAAATCTAATCCAGTAGTACAAGACATAGGTGTGCCAGATGAAATTTCGTGAACTAATAACAGAAAGTAAAAAGCCCTTGTTGGAAAATGCTGAAGCTCGTATTCATCATTTGGAAGACAAAGTATTATGGGGCGGTAGTGCAGGCGCTCGTCAAGCACTAGACACACTGGAAAATATTCAAGGCAACCCCAAAGCAATCACAGTTAAATGGGACGGTTCTCCAGCAATTATATTTGGACGTGATGAACGTGGCGAATTTATAATGACTGACAAAAGTGGATTTGGCGCAAAAGGTTATGACGGTAAAGTAAAAACACCACAAGCATTACAAAACATGTTGCTTAATCGTGGTAAAGAAGCACCAGACGACAGCCGTAAAGCATTTGCAGCTAGTATGGCACAAGCATTCACAGTTTTTGAAAGTGCAGTACCAGATAACTTCCGTGGATTTATGTGGGGCGATTTATTGTATTACACACGCCCACAAGTTGATGATGGCGACTTTGTGTTTAAGCCACAAATGGTTGTATATCGTGTTAAAGCTGATAGTGATATTGGTAAACGTATTGCCAGAAGTACTGCTGGTGTTGTTATCCACATGAAGTTGGATTTGGACGGCAACAAAAGCCGTGCTGATGCAAGTGAATTAAACGAAGGTGCATTACTAGTAATGCCACCTGTAACAGCACAACAGCCACCAAAGATTGATCAAAAGATTTTTGCAACAGCAGAATCATTATTACAAAAACACGGCAATGGTATTGATAAATTACTCAATGCTGAAATGGTAAAGCAACTTAAAATCAGTGACTTTAGTAAAATATTATACAGTTACATCAACCACAAAACCAAAACACGCAGTTTAGATAATTTATCTGGAGAGTTTATTGATTGGTTAAGCGGCAGTAAAGTAACTGGTGTCAAACAGGACCGTATACGTCAGCATATTGAGACTGACCCAGCGGCATTTAAAGGAATGTTTGATTTAATTACTGCTATTATGCAGACAAAGAATGATGTCATCCAACAACTGGACAATCAGGATGCAGACGTTGAGGCCTATACAGACGGTCAGCGTGGCGGAGAAGGTTATGTTATTGGAAATGGCGATGCTAAACTTGTTAACCGCAGTGGCTTCAGTGCCGCTAACTTAAACAAGGTAAAGAAATAACGGATAAATATTAGTATGGAAAAGTACACAGCAAAACAATGGGCAGAGATCGAAGGCGGCCACACAATGAGTGAAGACAAAGAACCAAAATTTGGATTTGTTAGAGACCTTAATGAAAGTCGTCAGTATCGCACACGTCAACAAATACAACGCAGTAATGCACGAGAGATTGTGGATCATGCATTTTTGGATATGATTACATTATATATTTTATATAATGAATTTGACATGGCACCAATTGCTGTTAAGTATGCAAAAAAGACTATGATGTATGGTAATTTTAAAGCCTACAGACAAAGTGGTACAGATTTATATGTAGCATTACATTTAATACAACGAAAAGATGCTGATGCACTGGCTGGTGACAGCTCAGATGATGCGTTACTTCAGCGTATTAAATTTCCAGAACAACAAATTAAAGTATTTTTAAATACAATGAAAATGAATAATATAAATCCATCAACAGCAAGACAGACATTACAGTTGGTTGAACGTAAGTTTTTTATTACAAACAGTGGTTACCGCAGTGTACGCAGACTTGCACAAGATTGGCCACGTATTAATGCAACACAACGAGCGTTGGTGGTTACACGTTTATTACAGTTTTATAGAACACATGCACGTAGAAGTGAGTTGTTTGGATTCTTACAAGACTATGCACGTACTAAGAAACTGGAAATACGCAATGCACACAACGCAGAAAAACCAAAAAGCAAAACTATGCAAACTGTTGCAACAGCCGCCGCCATGGGCGCCGCTGGCTATGCAGGGTTCCAAGTAGGCCGAAGCATTGGTAAAAGTTTAGTATAAAGATATAGGAGATCAAGATGCCCGTACAAAAGAATGGCACTGGAAGACCTGGAGAACACCTAACAGGCGATATAGAATATTTTACAGCTTACACTCTAGTAGATGTAACTGACAGTGGAATAACAGACCCCAACAGTGGAAACGCAGACGGGTATAATCAAGCACAAAATTTAAATGTATTATTACAAACAATGAGCTTAAGAACTCAACCAATTATCAGTAGTGTAATAAAAAGAACAACACAAGCAATGGCAGATTATAGTTTTGGTACTGGGCATACTGGTAATCAAACAATTTGGATTGTAAAGTTTGCAACAGAATACAAAGGCGCATGGGCAAATGCTGGTGATGACAAATATCATTTGGTGCAAGACTGTGATAGTGTAGCAGTTACAACTAGCTTGGATGATACAGCAACATTTAATGCTAATACTTTTGATACGTCTGATGCAACACATTTAAATTTATATTTTGTTCGAAACGACGAACTATAATCATACAATATCTAGTAGTTTAATTATCATTCCAATACCTATAAATAGGTGTATGGGATTGATTCCCTTTAGGCAAGCAAATAGGCACACTTTCAAATAACCCACGGAGTCGGTCACTAGCCTCCGTTAACAAAAGGCCAAAACAATACTCACACTATTGTAACACTAACTGAGTTAGTGAAGACAAAATAGGAAGAGAAATGTCGAAACTGGAAAGAGAAAACCTAGAAGCTCATGTCGATCTTTGCGAAGAGAGGTATAGAGTGTTGGAAGAAAAAGTAAACCGTGTTGGGGACGGCTTGGATCGTCTATCAAAAGATGTCGCTGAAATGCGAGAAGAAAATATTAAACAACATCAAAGCAGTAATAAAGTAATTATTATGGCTGCTGGCACAGTTATCAGTGGACTATTAGGAACAATTGCGGTTGCCCTAATGGCGTTTTTATAAAACTCCTTGTAATTTGTTATAATGATAAATATATGCAAGGAGTTTTTTTCTATGCATTTAACCGAATTATGTGAAAGCACAAGCGTATCTACAGTATTAGAGGCCAAACTAGTGTGGGCTCGAGCTGGCAAGAGTTTAACACGCAAATATCGCTGTACAGTTGGCAAACGCAAAGGAAGAGTTGTTGCTAACCCATCACAATGTAATGCTCCAATAGATTTAAAAAAGCGTTTTACGCTAAGAAGAACAAAAGCAATGAAAGGTGCCCGTATGGCACGTAAGGCTAAGAGAACTAAGAAGTTTAATCCAGCCAGCAGAATGGTACAAAAGTTGAATAAAAAATGAAAATATTTGAAGGCATGGAAGAATACGGACATCAGATGCACTTAGCTATAAAGGCTATGTTAAAAGATGTATTAACAATGGATGTGAGTGACGAAGAAGCTCGTACACTCACAGATAAACTTGGTCTCAGTGATGTATTGGCATTGGACACAGCATTGGATGATCACAACGAAGAAGCAATTCGTGACATTATAAGTAAACATATGAGCTTGGAAGAATACAGTTTACCAGGACGTGGTGGTAACTTAAAAAGTCAAGCAAGTACTAGACCATTAGCCCAAAAAACTGGTGGTACAACAAAAACAACCACAATGACAAAACCAGTAGCAGGTGGAAACAAAACAGCAACTGGCGGAGCAGACGAAATTGGACAAGACGACAACAAAGACGCTGAAGCAGAAATTGCAGATCGTGAATCAGAACTTGCAGATTTAAAAAAGAAGGCAGGCATCAGATGAGAACAGTTATGGTTAGCGGCGGTATCGAAACCTTTGTTACACTACAGGAAGGTGTCTGGTTGGACAAATATACTGACGCTAAAGTATACAAGGCTGATTTAAATGAACGTGAAAGATACATGGCTAAAACGCTGTGCAAAAAAGGCATCCTAAACCTACATGTTAGGGAAGGAAAAACATTTTATACTAGAAATACTAATAGGTTAATATCATGAAACTTGACTACAGCAATACAGAAGTAATGGCTGATTTATTACGCCGTTTGGAAAACGCTACCACACATGGCGCAAAGCAAATGATCGCAGAAAGCGACAGTTGTAAAGAAACATTTCTAGCACTTAATACTCATCGTACACAAACTGGTGTACGTATGGGCGATTATGATATTGTTGTTGAAAAGGTCAACATGGATGGCCTAAAAAAGAATTACTACACTATTATTGATACAGAATACGACGAAGTACTTTATAAAGATTTAAGTTTATTTGAAAGTGCATTGAGTATTACAAAAAGATTAGTGTTCAACAGAAGAACTATTGATTGTAATAATATACAATCACTGGATGCAAACTACGATAGTTATGTCCGGGAGGCTTATCATTATAAGCAAAAATTAAAACATGTTAACGAAGACTACTCTAGACTTGACGTGTTTGAAGCCAAGTACAGCAATGTATTGGGTAAATTAAAAAATACTAAAGAGAAAATTCTAGAAACTCTATAAATACAGTAAACTAAACGGAGATCGAACAATGTTTTTACAAGATTTTGAAACAAAAGAGTCAAAATTCGGAAAAATGCAAAGGTACTTGAAAGAGAACCACGGCTACGAACTTGACATGAGTGCAATGGATGCAACAAAAGTTGCAGACATTATTACTAGCACAACAAATAAAATGAAAGTAACAGAGGACTCAACAGAGTACACTAGGTTACATATGATTGCTGAAAGTCTTAAATTATGGACACCAGCACCAGTGCAAACTGAACTAACTGACATGGTTGCAGAAGCTGTTGACGACGACGGTGTTGAGCAAGCTAAAGTTATCCTGGCTGCACAGGAAATGAATGACGAACTACAAAAAATGGTAGAGCGTGTTGCAGAGATGCAAGTTCAAGACCTTATTCCACTAGTGGATGCTATGAAAGCAGAACTAGGTATGGAGCAGGCGGAAGCATTTAATAGTGCAGCCGATACAGCATTAGGCGGATTATTGGACACAGTTAAAAGTACAAAAGAAGCAGTTGAAAATGCTATCTTGGGTGCGCAAGGTCAAGCACCAGCAGTTGACATGGAAATGCCAGCCGCTGATATCGGTGCTGGTGATGTTGATATGACTGGCATGGATGCAGATGCACCAGACGATGATGCATTTGGCGGTGACGATGCTGCTGCAGATGCAGATGGCGAACCAGAAGGACGTGAACTAAAAGCTGAATCAGCAGATGTATTTGATACAATGTTGGAAGAATTACAGTCTAAAGTAAACGAAAATGGCGAAGTTAGCCGTGCTGATCTCGAAGGCGCACTAGCACAGTTTAGAGCAAAATAATATGAGATTTAAGCAGTTAGTAGAAAGTAATTATGAAGGTGAGTTAGAGGATGCAATTGTAACACTTCTAACAGCCATTGGTGCAGAGGGCATTAATACAGTTGATACTGATCAACTTGTACTCGATCTCCAAAACCAAGGATTCAGTATTAACAAAAATAGCCTTTTTTCAACACTAAACGGCTTACCAATAGTTGCTAACGCTAACAGCGAAACAATTCAAATTCGCGGCGCAGATATGACACGTGCCGCGGATTTAAAAACCAGAGACAGAGAACAAAGTAAAATTACAAAGGATGCGCAAAAGCAGGCTAAAAAGGATCTAGGATTATGACATATCAATTAAACAAAACACAGGCCCGTAGCCATGCA